CCTTTTGTGAGTAATGATACTTTGTGTTTTATATTAGAATCAAACAGTATAATTTTACCAATTTCCGGTTCAACAGAATATTTATCAACCATAGTTCTGCCTCCCATATAATCTTTATTTAAATAAGTTATTGTTGTTTTATCGTAATAAATTGTGTCGTCATGCCAGTCGTGATACTCTCCTACAGGCCATTTTAATATTTCAAAATTACTAATATAATAACCTGGATATATTGAACTATATTTAGTTATTAATTTTATTATATTTGTATCTTTTTTTAATAAATGTAGGATGTCTAACTTTTTTCTTTTATTATAATAAGTAGATTTTGATTCATTAATATCAAAAAAATTAATGCAATTATTACACTCTTGTTTTGATAAAAAATTTTTTATTTCAATCACTACCTTACCAGCATCCAAGAAGTCAAAATATATTTTTCACCTGACAAAGGTGAATTACCTCTATGTAAGTATGGAAACCCTGCAGGCCAAATAACAATTCTACCTGTTTTAGGTTTCGTTCTTTTTGAAAAATGTAAAAACTCTGTCTCTCCACCTTCTTCAACATCATTTAAATATATTGAAAAAACAAAAGCTCTAGGTTCGTTTTCAAAACCCTTACCATGTTCAACATGCCAAATATGATATCCTTCAGTGGGTAATGTTTTTTGAATTTTTAAACTAGTATAAAAGAAACTTTGTCCATAACCATCTTTGGCTCCTGTATGTTGACAATAATGATTCCACGCTAAATCAAAATTTAGCATCATAGGTTTTAAAACTTCCCACCATACATTAATATTATTTGGCGCCATAAAAAATTGTTGATCTTGTTTTTGAGTTATTGGTGAATTTTCAAACGTTATTCTATTTAATGTGTTATGAAATTTATTTTGTTCTTCATACAATTCAATAGCTTTATTACACTCTTCTTTAGTAATATAATTATCATACACACCAATAAAATTAGTTATATTTACTGTTTTTTGTTTTATTAAATCTTTTTTAATCATCTTTTTTTACCTGTTTCTCTATTATAATTATCATAAGCATGATCAGTGAAAGGACCATTTTGATTTACATAATGTAAAAAAACTTGAGCCAAACCTTCACCTTTATAAACACCTGGTCGCCAATGTTTTTGATCACAACCTGCATATAGAACTGCATCCCCCTCCTCTAATTCGAATGATGTTCCTTCAACTACAATAGGCCATTTGTCATATTTTTTTATACAAGCCGTAACTGATATTTCGCATGCTGGTCTATCAGAGTGTTTTTTTAACATTCCACCAAATATATAATATCTCCAATAAGCATAAGTTGGAAATAATTTCAAGTTAGATTCTAATTCAACCAAAGGAAGTTTAGAATCTAATAAAGATGTCATTAGTGGATCATTATACCACTTAGGTGAAGAAATTTCAGGGTCTATTTCATAATTACCATTACTTAATTTATTAAAACAATATTTTTGATAAACATTTAATTCTTCTTTTGAAAAGAAATTTTTTATCAATTTATAATTTACTGCAGCCATGCAACAATACTATACCTTGTTCCTTTCTTAATAGGTTCAATGCTATGTGGATACATAAAATTACTTGGAAAAAATACAATAGAACCTTTATCAAGTTTTAATCTTTTAATTTCTTTCCCTTTTTGATCTGTAAAAGTTAAATCCCCACCTTCATATCCATCATTTAAATTTATTATAATGCTTAAATGTCTTACTCTATTAGCATGGTGATCAATATGTACTTCATATTTACCTCCAGGTGTATATTTTAATAAATCTATTTGATTAATTTTTTCACTTGTTATATTAGGAAATTTTATTTTATAAAAATGATATAGTTTTTCTATTTCTTTTTTTATGTAATTCCAATAAAAAATATTTGTAGGTGTATTAAAATTTAAATGACAACCTTTTACATTTCTTATATTTTTAACAAAACCAGTTTTAACTTGCATGTTTTCTTTACCTTTTTTGTCAATTAAAGGTATTATTTTATTTATAAATTCTTCAGGAATTATTTTTTTTATTTCTACTATTGCTTCTGTATGATCCATGTTAAAGTAATTTTGCTTTTTCTTTTTGAGTTTCATCTAATGTTTTATCGTTTTCCTCTAATTTTTTTAATGTAAGTTTGTTTGGTTTCCATTCTTCTTTGTTAACTACATCTCCACCTCTTTCAGGTTTTGTTTGAAATATAGTAATGTGACTACCTTCATATGATTTCAGCTTTTCTTTCCACCAATCAGGATCTTTGATAGTATAATGTGCGTTTTTACCATTAGTTAAAATTTGTTTAGCAGCATAACAAGTGATAGTTAAAAATACTTTATTGCTATAACTAAAAATATCTTTTAATACTTCGTCAACTTTATCTTCTTGGACATGTTCCATAACATCTATACATAAAACTAAATCATATTGACCGGTTGGTTTATTTGAAAACTGTGCAACTGCTGGATCATATGGAGTTATATTTATATTCATAGGTGAACCCGGTACTTTTTTATTATTAAATAAAATTGAATGAAATTTTGCCTTACCACAACCATAATCTAGAATAGTTTTAACATTATTCTTTTTTATAATATCATAAATTTTATGTTTATATTCCGCTTGTGCTTCACCAATCCAATTGTCTTGGTTTTCAGCATGAAATTTAGTGGCCTCTAATAAAGATTCGTACATTAAATTTTCCTTGTGTTAAATGATACAATTAATCTTTCTTCATTTTTTGTCAATGGTTTAACCTCATGAGCAATCATTGAAGGAAATAATAGTAAGGTGTTTTTTTTAAAATTATGAACATAATCATTTAAAAAAATTTTTTCATAAAAAATAGTTGGGCTAGGATTTATACCCTTTAAATAAATTATTCCTGAGTAAATTGATCCATAATGACAATGCACAGAATGGTTATTTTCCTTATTGTATAATTGAGACCAATTATCAAGTAATAATAATTTATGTTTATCTAAAATATCTATAACTTGTTTTTTTAAATTTTTTAAAATAGGAAAATTTAATATGTTTAAATAACCATAATTACATTTTTGATATCCCACATCATGGTTTTCAGTTAATAATAAAATTTGATTAATTTCATCATTATTTACTTTTAATTTATATTCATAAAATAAATTTTGATGTTCAAAGGGATCAAATTTTTTACTATACATAATTTTTTTCTTTATATTCTTTGTAGTGCTTATAACACAATTCACTAAAATTAGTCAATTTCAAAACTTCTTTATAAGTATTGACTTTATAAGCATCAATACCATCATAACCCATTTCTTTTGCTACTCTAAATCGATAATGACCACAGTGTATTTCATCATTTTTAAATACAGCGGGAAATAATAATCCATCTTCTTTCATATATTTACGAACAGTTTCTAAATGCTTCTGATTCCAGTCTATTTTATCTTGTAATGAGTCAAAATCTATGTATGATAGACGTTCGGGAAACCAGATTATTCTCGCTTTCATTATATTCATAAGTATTATATAGTAGGTTATATGCTACAAAAACTAAATTCCGGAGCCGAGTCTCAATGGGTCGATGGTGATTTTGTTCGATTTAGATATGGACTACCTGAAAAAATAGGTGGCTGGAATCAGCTTACTATTGAATCTAAAACTTTACCAGGTGTTGCTAGAGCACAGCATGCATGGACATCTATAAATGGTGAAAAGTATACTGCAATCGGTACCTCACAAGGTTTGTTTTTATATTATGGTGAAGACTTTTATGACATCACACCTTTAGATACAGCAATTACTGGAGCTGACTTTGATGCAACAACCGGTTCACCAACCGTTACCGTAAACAAAACTGCTCATGGTTTATCTGATGGACAATATGTAACTTTTTCCAGTGTTACCGTTCCAACGGGATCAGGATACGCTACATCTGATTTTGAAGATAATACATTTGAAGTATTAAACTCAACTACAAATACTTTTGAAATTACTATGCCATCTAATTCAGCAGGTACAACTTCTGGAACAGGGTCAGCGGAAATTGATCCTTATGTAGAAGTGGGTCCAACATTTCAAACTGCAGGTTATGGTTGGGGTACATCTACATGGTCTGATAGTACCTGGGGCACGGAGCGTGCAACCAGTGACGTGATTCTGGATCCAGGCATCTGGAGTTTAGATAACTTTGGTCAAATATTAGTTGCAACTATTCATAACGGTAAAACATTTACTTGGGATGCAGGAGCAACAACTCCAAGAGCAAATAGAGCAACGGTTATGACTGGTGCACCTACTAAATCAAGACTTACACAAGTATCGGATAGAGATAGACACGTATTTCATTTTGGAACAGAAACAACTATTGGTGATCCATCAACACAAGATCCAATGTTTATAAGATTTTCTAATCAAGAAGATTTTAATACTTATGCTCCAACAGCAACCAATACCGCTGGAACATTTAGAGTGGATAAAGGTAATGAAATTGTAGGAGCAGTATCCGGTAAAGATTACACTTTAGTACTAACAGATAGTTCTGCTTACGTAATTCAATTTGTTGGTCCACCATTTACATTTTCAGTTAAACAAGTTGGTACCAACTGTGGATTGATTGGTCAACATGCACTTACTTATTCTAACGGTGTTGTCTTTTGGATGTCAGGTGAAGGTGGATTTTTTATGTATGATGGTACAGTAAAAGCGATACCATGTTTAGTTGAAGACTTTGTATTTACAACTACAGGAGACAATTTAGGAATTAATTATGATGCAGGTCAGATTGTTTATGCAGAACATAATACTCTATATAATGAAGTAAATTGGTTTTATCCAAAAGCTGGATCAGAACAAATTGATAGATGTGTTGTATTTAACTACGGAGAAAACTGTTGGACAACTTCATCACTAGCTAGAACTAGTTATGCAGATACAGGTGTATTTGATTTACCATATGCAACTGAATATAATAAAACAGCGGTACCTAATTTTCCAATCCAAGGGATTACTGCAAAGTATGGAGCATCAACTTATTATGCTCATGAAACCGGAACTGATCAAATCAATTCATCTGGTACAACTTCTATTGATGCATATATTCAATCTGGAGACTTTGATATATCAGCAAGACGTGGTTTAACA